GCCCCCTTTGCGATTCGATCGCAGATAAACTCCAGACGGAGACGATACTTGGTAGAAAGCATAAGACTGATAATCAATCTGAGTTATTTATGTTCTCGTCAAACATATCCTTCATTAGTTTGTTGAAGGCTTCATCGATAATGACTACTTCAAATTCGGCGTTTGGATCATACCACTCAGAGAACTCAAAGTAGATTGCAGTTGCATCATCGATCTCTTCATCCTCAACCAAGGTATGCATACGATCCTTGGACCAATCAATTACCTCATGGACATAATCTGTCATTCGATCTAGATCATCATTACTGTTGTTGATCTCTTCGAACATAGTAGTCTTTCCTCATGTAACGACCAAGGATGTTGCTATTGTAATACTTGGGTGTACCGTCGTCAAGGGATTCTGACAAAACGTTGTGAATGAACAACTGTCTTGTCTCTTCAAAGTTCACCCATCCTTTCGTATCATGAAGGCTCAGTATCTCTCGTTTAAAACAAGAGTTCCCGATTTCAGCTCTTTCTCTATTAAGTTCATCACTTGAGCCGTAGTATTTCTTCCAGTCACTTTCACTTCGAACTCTCCGACTCTTACCTCTAGGCTTTCGGAAGGACCAAAAGTATTTGCGTCCCAAGTATTGTCTTCCGTTTTTAAGATTTGTGATCCGATAGACAAAGCCGAAAAAATCACCAATATCCGTAGATAAAAAAGGTTGTTCCTTAAAAATCCAAGGGTTCTCATAATCTACCTCAACCATAATCTCTAATAATCTTAGAGTTATTTATAGCTGTCTCATCAACCCTGGCAGAGTTATTCTACACATAAAAAAAGAGGGGGTCAAGAGCCCCCTCTATATCGTAGCCATAATACATTCAACCTCAAAGCCTGAGCCATGCTCTTGGGGCCATGTAGAAGTATATCTACATCTTTCTCCCCAAGATCAGGATCAGCAAGAGCTTTCTTCTTCCACTCAGAGTTTGAACCCTGAGAAGGTGTCTTTCTTGACATCTTGTTTAATACCACCAACGACATAAGATTCCACCTCAGTCTCCTGTGGCGCGACCTGAAGACCCTTAGAGGAGATCCAGTGTTGCGTCCAAGGGAGAGGATTATTATTTGCAGAAACACTATACAGAGGTTTCAGACCAATAGCCTTGAGACGACGATTGGCAACCCACTCAACATACTGACAGAGGAGTTTATCGTTCAGACCGATCATAGATCCATCTTTGAACAGATATTCAGCCCAAGCCTTCTCTTCTTCTACACAGTCACGGAACATCTGGTAGACGTTCTCCTCTTCCTCCTTGACAATTTGTTTCATGTCAGGATCATCACCCTCACGCCACTTGTTCAGGATGTTTTGGGTAATGACTAGATGTTGGTTCTCGTCTCTGGCAATAAGAGAGATGATTTTAGCCGATCCCTCCATGAGTTTAAGTTCACCAAATGCGAACGAACATGCGAAGGAGACATAGAATCTAATTCCTTCCAGGATGTTGACGTTTGCGACTGCACGATATAGTTTTCGTTTGAGTTCATAAAGTTCTGATTTAGCTGCAGGTACACCCTCATTTGCATGACGCCACTGATTACCACTACCCCACATCTGTGCGGCGTTGATAAACTCATTATATGCAGCGGTCACACTCTCAGCGCGTCGGCGAATAGCAGGATCCTCTGTAATGGTGTCAAAGATCTCTGAAGGATCTGCATACACATTCTTGATAATATAAGTGTATGAACGGGAGTGAATCATCTCCATGAACTCCCACACTGTCATACAGGCTTCAAGTTCAGGGAGTGAACAATAAGGGATGAAAGCCATCCCAGGTCCACGACCCTGAATACTATCCAACATGATCTGATACTTCAGGTTAGAAGTATAGATGTGTTTCTGTTCTGGACGAAGTGTTTGATAGTCTGCACGATCCTTCTGGAGGGAGACCTCTTCAGGTCTCCAGAAGTACCCAAGTTGTTGTGTAGTCAGTTTGTCAAAAATAGGATATTTGTATGAATCGTACCTTTGGACTCCCAGAGGTTTACCGAAGAACATCGGTTGTTTCTTAGTATTAACTTGTTCGGCATTGAAGACCGTCATACCTTCGACGACGGGCTTCTCTTCGGCACTGAGTCTAAATTGCACAGGATTCACAAACTTCCTCCTCTTTGGATAACAGTTGACTGATTATATCATCAACATTCTCTTTTGTCTCCACCTCATCACTCTTCATGTCATGGGTGTTTTGGTAGTAACTGGTCTTCCAACCGTATTTGTATGTAGTCAAAAAGTCATTTGCCATCACGGACACAGGGACTTCGTTGTCTGGATAGTTTTCTGGGTTGTAACTCCAGTTTCCAGAGATAGCTTGGTCGAAGAACTTCTGCATGACTGCGACCACATTAATATAACCGCGATTGTCACGCATATCCCAAAGTAAAGTGTAATTATTTTTAAGACTGTTGTACTGTGGAACAATCTGTTTAAGGGGTCCCTTCTTGCTCTTCTTAATGGACAAGTAGTCTCTAGGTGGCTCAATTCCGTTTGTTTCATTTGACACAACGGAACTGCTCTCAGAAGGCATTTGTGCGGACAGAGTGCTATGTCGGAGTCCATGTGTGAGAATGTCGGCACGTAAAGCTTCCCAATCATACTTCAGTTCGTTTGCAACAATCTCGTCTACATCCTTCTTGTATGTATCGATGGGCAGAATACCATCTGCATACTTGGTGCGACCGAAATCGTGACACCATCCTTTCTCTTGTGCAAGTTTGTTAGAGGCCTTGAGGAGATAATATTGGAAGGCTTCTGTCAGGTCATGAACCAGTTGCCATGCACGAGGATCATCATAATGTTCACCATGACGGGCAAGATAGTGGGCAAGACCAATATAACCGATTCCAAGGGATCTCCGCGCCTTTGTGGCTCGTTCTGCGGCCTTGACTGGATACTCCTGATAATCAATCAGTTCTTCCAGACCACGGACAGCCAGGTCACACAGTTCCTCAAGTTCATCAAGTTTGTGGAGTTTACCCACGTTGACTGCGGACAGAATACACAGTGCAATCTCACCAAACTCATCATCAATGTGGTTGAGGGGATATGTTGGCAGAGTGATCTCCTGACACAGGTTGGACATTTCAACCTTGTCTTTGAATGAAGAGTGACTGTTGCAGTGATCAATGTTCATGATATAAACACGACCAGTCTCTGCACGTTCCTTGAGAAGATCAAGGATCAGTTCTTGAGCTCCAATGGTTCTCTTAGGGATCGTCTCGTCTGCTTCGTATCGTACATATAGTCCATCAAACTCAGGAGTACCGAAAGCGTCATAAAGCCCAGGCACATCGTGAGGACTAAAGAGAGTAATGTCCCCATTTGAGATAAACCTTTCGTAGAAGATTTTGGAAATCTGGATGGAGTAATCAAGTTTGCGGACACGGTTATCCTCAGTACCTTTGTTGTTCTTTAGAACGATGATGTCTTCGATTTCTTGGTGCCAGATAGGAAAGTGGACAGTAGCTGACCCACCTCTGATCCCGTTTTGTGTGCAGCATCGCACAGTTGATTCAAACTTTTTGAGGAAGGGGATAACACCTGTGTGTTGAACCTCTCCACCTCGGATCTTACTGTTGACGCCGCGGATCCTACCTGCGTTGATACCGATGCCCGCCCTTTGTGCAACATATCGGCCAATAGCCATATCGCTAGTAAAGATACTATCGAGGGTGTCATCAACATCAACCAAAACACAACTAGCGAATTGTCTAAGTGGCGTTCGCACTCCCGCCATGATGGGGGTTGGAATGTTGATTTTGTGTCTGGAGATTGCATTGTAGTATCTGTGAACGTAATCCATGCGGGTATCCTTAGGATACTCAGCGAACATGGTGAGAGCAATCATCATGTACATGAACTGGGGAGTTTCATAAACCTTCCCAGTACTCCTGTCTTGCACCAGGTACTTATCAACGACCTGACGAAGACCTGCATAAGTGAACAAGAAGTCACGAGTATGATCAATCCAGCCATCAGCTCTCTGGATTTCTTCCAGAGAATACTTGTTGTAGATCGCACCATCATAAACCTTTGCACCCACACAAGAATTGATGTGGTCAACAAGATTTGGAAGTTCCTTCATCCTTCCATAAAGGCTTTTTCTAGTCGCAAAGAGTAACAGTCGTGCAGCAACGAACTGATAGTTAGGATGATCAAGATCGATAAGGTCACTGGCAGCACGGATAAGGATTTCTTGAATTTCCGCAGTTGTAACACCATCATAAAACTGGATACCAGATTTCATTTCAACTTGACTGGCGGAGACACCTGCAAGATCTCTACAGGCTTCCTCCACCATCACATGCATCTTATCTAGATCAAGGGGTTCAATCGAACCATTTCTCTTTTTAACTTTGATCCCGTTGGTCATACCTTCTTCCACTCGTTTAACTTTAACTTGGCTTCTAATCCAGAATAGATATTTGATTTTACCATCTCTTGAACATCCAGTCCAGAGAGAACCATATCATTTAGGTCTTTATCAATGACACCCTTAGGGTAGATCACTACTCGTTGACCTTGAGATATGGTTTTGTCAATCTTATTGACGATTTGTCGGTTTCGCGGTTCATTATCGAAGACGAATACGAATCGATAATCATAACAGCTGAGGTCAACATCGCTACCGCACATAGCAATACTGTTGGTAAGGAAGGTTGCGTCGAATGGCCCTTCCGTGACGAATACGTCTTTGGTTTTGTCAACTTTGTCAAGTCCATAAACTTTTGGCGCATCCTCATCAAGCATGATTGTGATGTATCGAAGTTTCGAATCTGGGTTTAAGGCGCGGCCTTGGAACCCAAATAACATCCCCTTTTCATCTCTTAGAGGAATAATAATACGCGGTTCATCCTTTGTTATCTTGTCGAAGGTTGGTTTATGTTTGTTTGTCCACTCCATGAAGTTAGGACAGAAATAGAACCTTGACAAGTCCTTCATCCCCCGCCCAAGGAGGTAACCTTGGGCAAAGTGTTCTTTATTTAGAGCAGACACCTTGGTCAGCTCTGAACAAATATCTTTGGATCGAAACTTTGGTTTGGGAAAATTAAAGACTGGGTTGGGAGTGTTACTACCCTTCCCAGTCAAGCCCTCTTTGTACCTCTCCATGACATATTGATCATGAAGATTACTGTCTTGATCCTTTAGAAAGTTTGCAAGTGTTCGACCAACCCCACAGTTATGACACTTGAAAACAAAATCGTTTTTCTTTACGAACAAGTATCCCCTACACTTGTTCTTATATTTTTGACTGTCGCCACAATACGGACAACGGAAGTTATATAAACCTTTCTTCTTCTCAGCGAACTTGGTTAGCCGTACTGAGACCAGGTTGATGTACTTTGTGTCGATGTAGTTCAAGGGAAGCCAACTGGGGTGTGTCTATCATAACACGTCCAGCGTCAGCCTGCAAGATCTTCATGACCATTCCTGGTCCTCCACCTCCCATGAAGGCCATGACTGCAACTCCTCCAAGGGCTCCCCATAACTTTCTTTCAAGTAACTGGAGACGTTGTAACACTCCCTCATGGTCTCGATCCATCGCAGCGCGTAACTGATCAATTTTGTGGAATAAAACTTCATCGACTTTCTCCTGCTTGCCCAGTCGTTCCTCATGAACGGCAAGCACCTTAGACACGTTATTATTTACCTCCGCAATCTTATCAATCGCGGCATCTAAACGCAAAAAAAGTCTTTCGAAATTATCTATCCTTTCCTCTAAAACAGCTACCTTAACTTGACAATCAGGATGAACGTCTGCCATTTTTCGTAGCTTTGTAAACGTCGCCCTTAAACTTCAACAGGCGGTTATAGAAGGATGTAATCTCTTTTGGATAATACTTATTCTTTTTCTTTCTTCTATCAATACGACCAAGATCAGGATCATAACCAGCTGTGGGACCTTTGGCTGGAGAAGATGAACCAAAACCACCACCTTCGCCAGGGGCATTGGCGACGTTGGTGATCTCTTCTCTGAAGTAATTGATGACCCTTTCTAGTCTTTTGTCCATTAGACCAATCTCAATTCTCTAAGACAATCAATATCTACATAGATGTCATGTATTGACCCTT